CTATTACCGCTTGTATGACACCAACATCGCCACATTCTATCCACCTGATGCCGAGGGGTATGAGAAGGTAGAGATGAATTACTACAACAGCCAGACCACTAACACATTCATCTACAAGCATGGGCTGTCTTACTACTCACTACCAATAGCCGAGGACAAGGCAGTCAAGGTTCCATATGTGCCACAGTATTACGCTAAGAAGCAAGGGCGTGAACATTCGGCGTTGTTGTATTTCAAGAATGGACTGCTTGATGTATCTAAGTCGTATCATGCAGACATATTCACCAACACCTCATCAGCCGAGGACAAACAGAAACGCAAAGAGTTCAAGAAGAAAGTCGATACGCTTGTGACCTTAGCCATGTTGCGTATGCCTGAGTATCGTGCCAATGTAGCATTCGATAATAACTTGGGCATTCCCTTTGGCACAACGCATGACGCACCGGAATCAATCGAGGACTTCCGTAGAGTGATTCAACTCTTTGGCAACGAAGAAACAGAACACCCTCGTTACATAGAAGCATTCCTCAACATGGGTCAGGATATATTTAACATTCTTGTTAACAAGCGTATCTACAACTACAAGTTCGAGGGCGAGAGATGGGGTGGTGCTTTGTTTAGCACATGGAATAAATCCTCCGAGCAGATAGAAGCCTACAAACAAGTCATGCTTAAGATTGCTGATGAGGTTAGTGTCGAGGACTTCCGTAAGTCGTTAACAAACAAGGTGCTTGATATGGTAGGCATCAAGACAGGCACAGAGAGAACGGCATGGGGGCAGTTTCAACCCACCATTCCACGCAAGTTTTATTACTAAGGGTTTATCCCAATACGAAAGGAGGTGTCTAGTATTTGACTTAGCAGTATCATTAAGTAAAACAACAATATGTAGTATCACTCTACTAAATGTAGTATCAACTAACGAAAGGTATTAATTATGTCAATGCTTTCATTCAAGCAAGTTTCACAACTCGTCAAGGCAATCGGTCACAAGCGCACCATCATTGTTGAGGGCGAGAATGGTATCGGTAAGACCGGTTTGTTCTATGCACTAGCCAATGACCCACACTTTGCCAACCACATTCATGTCAAGCCTATTGATTGCACGCAGTTATCTGACGGCTCGGTGTGGATGCCCGACATTGATCGGGAGATGGGTGTATCTCGTGAGTTACCTAACGAGCGGTTCGGTGTTAATCGTGACAACCAACGAGGTGTCAATGGTAGTAGACCCGCCCTGATATTCCTCGATGAGATTGCCAAAGCCAAGCAGTTCATCAAAGATGTTCTTGCACCAATCGTTTACGAGCGTCGTGTTGGTAACTACGAGTTACCTGAGAACAGCGTGGTGTTCTGTGCTACTAACCTAGGTGTCGAGGGATTGGGCGATAACATTCAGGCTCATCTGCGTAATCGTTTGGTGTTCGTCAAGATGCGTAAGCCAACCCAAAAGGAATGGCGTGAGTGGGCGCTCGACAAGGGTATTGCCCCCGAGGTTATCGCATGGACTGATGAGTTAGAAGAGCAGTTGTTCGACAGTTTCTTGGACTACCAAAATGGCGGTAAGTATCATGGTCAGAATCAAGAGGGTCACAACACCCACATCTTCAACCCTGCGATTGCGCAAACATCTTATGTAACTCCTCGCAGTCTGCATGCCGCATCTGACATTGTGTATGAGAAAGACCACATGGACAACGACTCTCTTATGGCATCACTCACAGGCACAATCGGTGCGTCAAGTGCCGAGTCACTTCATGCTTTCATCAAGTTCGGTGAGCAGACCGAGCCATACAATCGCATAGTATCTGACCCAAGCAAATGCCCTGTGCCTAGCAATCCTGTTGCACAGATCATTACAGTTCTCAAATGTATTACACAAACCAATACACGAGAGCAAGCCGAGTCGGTATGTATCTATGTCAAGCGTATGCGTAAGGAGATGCAGTCGATGTTCTGTAATAACTTAGCGCAGTCTAGTCGTGTCACTAACTTCGTGACTGTTACTGAGTTCCAAAGCATGTTGCAAGATAACAAGATTTACTTCACAGGCAAATAAGGAGAACACTATGAGTAGCGTATGGAATAAGATGTCGTTAAACGATCGTATCATTTCGTGTCATGTCGATATATCCAATGACCCCAAGTTTGCGGGGTTGTCGGGTGTTGTGTATGTCGGTGATGTCAAGATTGACGAATCCTGTGAAACCGCAGGCACCAATGGTCGTGATGTGTGGTATGCCCCCTCGTTCATCGAGCCTATGAGTCGCAAGCAGTTGAGGTTCTTGGTATTGCATGAGTCGTTACACAAAGCCTTACATCATTGCTCTACCTATGCTGATCTGTGTAAGAAGTATCCTCGCCTGTGCAATGTGGCTATGGATTATGTAGTCAACGGCACTATCGAGGAAACAGATCCAAAGCATGAGTTCGTTGAACACCCAACATCTGTGCCACCTTTGCTTGACCCTAAGTTCTTTGGTTGGTCGTTCGTTGAGGTGTTGCAACATCTGCTCAGGGAGAACGGCGGTAAGGACTATGAGCAAGGCGAGGGTGAGGGCAAGGGTGGTAATGGTAAGCCAATGGATCAGCATGTGATCGGCAAACTAGGCAACGAGGTATCTGCCAAGACTGAGAAGGAAATCACAGAGGCACTACACCAAGGCAAGGTATTACAAAGACGCTTGCAGAATCGTGGCACAGGTAGTCTAGGTAATCCAATCGACAGACTCACCAAGAAGCGTGACACGAATTGGCGTGAGCATCTGCGTGAGTGGGCTACTGCCCTGTGTGAGGGTGATGACTTCTCTAGATTCGCACCGCCCAACAAACGCTTACTGCCTCTCGGTATCATCATGCCTAGCCACTTCAGCGAAAGCACAGGGGAGTTGATTGTTGCCTGCGATACTTCGGGTTCTATGGGTCATCTGTATCCTGTTGTGTTCGGCGAGATTGCTCGTATCTGTGAGAATGTATTACCGCAATCTGTTCGTGTTCTGTGGTGGGAGGGTAGCGTTGTCGGCGATCAAGTGTTCAAGCAACACGAGTATCAGGGTATTGCTAGACTTCTCAAACCCGCCGGTGGTGGTGGCACACGAGTCAGTTGTGTAGCAGAGTATATCGAGGACAACAAGTTGAAGCCTCGTGGTGTTCTCTACCTGACAGATGGCTACATAGAAAGCGATTACAAACTACCCGAGTTCCCTACCTTGTTCGGTGTAGTAGATAACGACCACTTCGTGGCAAGCAAAGGTAAGACTGTTCGCATCTATTCTTAATACAAACGAAAGGAAATACTATGACACGCTTTAATATTGATACATGTGCTATGTTGGTTGAGGTCAATGTTCGCCAATGGACTGCACGCAAGTTGGACAAATCCACTACGGAAGAAGTTGTTAGCAACAAGAACGCACAGAACAAAGGTGCGGCACGAGTCAACAAACACTTGCTTGCCGGTCGTAGTGAGTTGGAGGTAATCAATCAGCATGTAGGCATTATCCGCACTTATCTCTATGATGTAACTCTGCCTTGGTCTGACTCAGGTTTGCGTTTGCTGACGACTGCCAAGTTCATGGAGTTTAATCAACGCATGCAGGAGTATGAGGATAAGTTCAATCAGTTAGTAGATGATTTCGTAACGGCTTACCCAACTCTTATTACTGCACAGGCGATGGCTCTTGGTGATATGTTTAACCGCACCGAGTATCCCACCGCAGACGACATCAAGCATCGCTTTGAGTTCAGAGTTAACTACATGCCTGTCCCAACCTCGGGTGACTTCCGCATTGATGTAGGCAACGAGGCTCAACAAGAGTTACAAAGTAAGTTACAGAAGTTGGCTGATGAACGCATCGAGCATGCTATGTCTGATATTAAGACACGATTGAAAGATCATCTTGCTCGTATGTCGGATCGCTTGTCGGTTGATACAGTAGGCGGTGAACTCAAGACTCGCATGTTCCATAACTCACTACTAGATACTGCCCACGAGTTATGCGCACTAGCCAAGGATCTCAACATTACACAAGACGCAGAGTTGGAACAGGCTAGGGTAGCGTTGAAGAATGCGATTAGCGGTATTGCGGTTGATGATCTGCGTAAGGATATTCCTACACGCACCGAGGTCAAGAAAGAAGTTGATGCAATCCTCAGCAAGTTTAACTTTTAAGGGGGGTGTATGTTAAACAACCCAATCGTAGTGCGTAATGGAACCATCGTAGAAGAAGTCCATCGCAGAAGATATAGGCATGGGCGACCAGTGTCAAAAGAAGTTCTGTTTGACAATGTGCTTGACGCATTGGAAAGCAAACACGAGGCGAAAGCCAAGAAGTTACTTAAGCAAATAGGAGAGAAGAAGTGAATTTATTTTTAGAAGGCAGTAAACAAGAACCATCGGCAGAGAAAGAACTGTATAAATGTTATACGCTATTCGGGTTTCTTTATCTGCCACACTATACCCAAAGCGGTGTGTATGTTGGTCCTATGCGAACACATGGTAAACATAAGTTGTATTTGGAAGGGGAGTTAAAACGCATGGGTGCATCACCTAGGAAAGAGTATTTGTTTAAGACTTTAGCAAGGGATGAAAGTGCCAAGTAAAAAACGTGAGTTGATGGAAACCTATGAGGCGGTGCATGCCGCCCAAGATAAGATATTAGGAAAGAAGTTTTGTTCGTCGTGTCAGAACATGAAGCCTATTGGAACAGGTAAATTTGTGGCAACGGCGAACAAACGAGTTAAGCGGTGGAAGTGTGGTGACTGCCTAGCAAGACAGAGCAGTCGTTTATATGAAAAAAAGGAGATTGTAAATGTCTAAGAAAAGTATTGTAGATTTATTAACCGAAAGCGAAAACACACTCTCGGAGAAGTTGTGGGATTTGTCGTTTGCTATAGACGAGATAAGTTACAAACTAGAAACCGCTAGAAGTATTTGCGGTGTGGTAGCGGTCGGTCTTGATAGCGACTCAAACGATGAAAGCGGTGCGATATGGGGGGTGCATGACATAATTAAAGAACAGAGTCATCTACTAGATGTGTTAAGTACAGATGTTCTCTATATTCGCAAACAACTTAATGAAGCCGAGGAGAAAAAGAAAGGGGCTAAGAAATGACTGAGCAAAAAGCACCTCCGCACATCGTAGATAGTGGGGCAAGCTTTGAGCCTATTCCATTTGCAGGGTGGGTGCAATACAGCGACGATACTGTATTGCCAAGGACTTTGGGAGATATGATTAAGATGAAACAAACCCTAAACGATCCTGTGAATAGACCCAAGCATTACACCGCACACCCAAGTGGAATCGACTGTATTCAAATCACCGAGCATATGGGGTTTTGTTTGGGCAACGCAATCAAATACATATGGAGGGCTGACCTCAAGGGCGAGAGCATTCAAGACCTAGAGAAAGCCATTTGGTACATCAAGCGAGAGATTGAAAGGAGAAAGAAATGATTGAGATTCTTGTAGCCTACATACTCTACGAGGGCGAGGCTGATGTAGTGTGGTGGTTGCTCTATGCCGTTGTTTTGTTTGGTAGATTCTATTACGTCATGCAACAACAAAGGGAGAAACGGCGTGAGCTACATGGTGTATGATGAAGAAGGTGAACTGATGCGAGTTGTCGGCAGGCAAGAAGAGGCTAGGCAAATTGCACAGGCTAGAGAGGGTTGGACATTTAAGTGTGTTCGTAAACCTAAAGAAACAGTTGACTTAATTGAATTTGAGGAGGCGCCATTTTGAACTACCTAGAAGCTGAAAAAATACTTCGTAAAAATCTAAGCCCACTCCCAAGAAGTTATAGTGAGGCGGTTAAAGACGCAGACTATGCAACCGGATTGTGGCGTTGTGAAACTGATTGGGATAGGACTAAAAATTTGTTTGTTGTCGTTGGGGGAGTGGCTCTTGCACTCCTTATGTTTGGCAGTATTGTTTATGGACTTTTTGTTTGGATTGACTTATGGACGAACTAAGTAGAGAAGATGTAATTGTGTTGTCTGAGAAAGCCGGCTTTGGTATGAACGAGATACGCAAAGACATTGCCAAGTTTGAACGGCTTGCATGGTTGGTTCAGCGTGTATTTGAGGAGGAGTCGAATGAGATTTTGCCCCGAGTGCAGTGAAAAATTAATGACCACGCAAACTAGGCAAGCAAGTCAGTCAGAGTTTTGGACTCGCCGTAGAAAGATATGCGTGTGTGGATTTAGGATAACTACCTATGAAATACCTGCAAGTGAACTAACCATAGAAAAGGCAGACGAAGATGACACCGGAAGCAAAGGTAAAGAAGAAAGTAGTGACGCTGCTTAAAAAACGGGGTGTGTATTACTTTTACCCTGTGATGGGTGGTTTTGGTCGTAGCGGTATTCCTGATATTGTGTGCTGTTGCAAAGGACATTTCATTGGGATTGAGTGCAAGGCAGGCAGTAATAAGCCAACGGCTCTACAAGAACTAGAGATGCAAAAGATAAGAGATGTGGGTGGCACCACGCTCGTAGTAAATGAAGATAATTTGAACGATGTAGAGGAAGTACTTAACCTTATAGAAAGTAATTATGGAAATAGTAACGACAAAAGACGTAGCGATTGACCAAATTAAACGCTCAATCTCTGAAGCAGAGGGCGACTCAAATGTGTCCATCGTGGTTGTGTTTGCCAATAGCGAAACCAATACAGTAAAAGTATTAGGGCTAAACATTGACGAGATGGAAGTGCCTCTTTTGTTAACCGAAACGGCATCCGAGATTGGGCAACGAGTTTTAGACCAACTTGAAAACAGGACAATAAACTAGATGAAAAGATCAGACTTAAGAGAAATGAATACAGGATTGTTTGATGATGTTCAAATCAATAACCCCGACAGAGACAAAGCATGGGAAGCATTTATTAAACGCAAAGATGTTGAGGGTTGGGCGGTTGATAAAGAAGGTTTTCCTTTGAATGGCTTTTACGATGTATGGTGCATCGCATGGAGTAAGGCACAAGAGAAATGCCCGAGCAATAGAAAAGGCGCATGGAATTAAATGAACTTACAAACAATCCATGAAAGGACTGCCAAGTGGGTTGGGGATACTTGGCATGTGTCTGAC